TTATAAATGTACATCCTTCACTGTTACCAAAGTACAAGGGATTACACGCAGTAGAACAAGCATTGGAATCAGGTGACACCAAGACAGGATGCACAGTTCATTATGTTAATGAAGAGTTAGATGGTGGTGAGATATTGTATCAAGGTGAGGTACCAATACTACCAGATGATGATGTGAAAACTTTAACTCGTAGAATACAATTAAAAGAATATGAAATTTTACCGTACGCTATAAGTATTGCTATTAAATAATACTAATACCAGATATCAGTTTATGTTATCAACACAATACCGATTGAGGATGGCAGCAATATGTAAAGACATTGCTGCTGGAGTAGAAGTAAGTATGGGTGATATGATATGGGCTCAGAAACTTGCTAAATCGAATACTTCTGCTAGAGGTATGTTAAACACAGCGAGAAAGATGTCTATGGATCCTACAGATTCTTTTCTGAATGAGTTGAACATTGGAGACCCCGATTCAACTCATCACGTAAGGGGTTTCGGATCTCCAGAGGATGTGGTAGAATGGTTTCATCAAGAACGATCTGATGATTGGAGGCAACGTGATTGAGAAGGGTGACAAGATAGTTAAGATGATTCTGTTGAGTCCACACGAGGCAGACCATTTATTTAAAAAACCAGACGGTACATTCTATTGGTGTCATCATAGAAAGAGTGGAGACACCTTTTCTATACCAGAGATACAACTAGAAATGTTTCCACCTGAACCACCTAAGAAATTTGATCCACCAACAGAAGAGCAGATTGCTCGTGCTCCTCACCTTAATATGTTAGAGAAATATTATGGTAAGGGTCACAAATTTACAGAAGTAGAAGGACTAGGGGATCATTACTAATGGCCTTTGTAGTACCTGAATACACCTGTAAGCATCCTATATTTCCTCATCATAATACTGTTGATCTAATGTATGATGCTTTAAACAATGGGTGTGAGCAACACGATTGGTATGCTTACCTTGATTTTATAAGCGAAAACCAATATGATTTTGGTGGTGGTTGACTCTCTAATACATATGAAGTATAATATGGTACAATTATTTCCTGATGATGGATGAGAATGTATTCTGGGGTGAACCTACTCCCGCAGATTTGTGGGATGATATGGATAAACTCAATGAGTTATATGAAGAACTTGAGTGGGATCATACAGATTTCCTAGAGTTTGCTATTGAAGGGAATCATATAACTATTAGAAATAAATCAAGAGAGGGAAGATGAATATTCTTTATACTATGGATGGATGTAAGTACTGTGTGCTTGCAAAAGAATTGTTAGAGAGGATGGATATAGATTATGATGAGGTTAAGTTGGGTAGAGATATCTCGAAGGAAGAAGTAAAGAAGAAACTTGATAAGGAGGTTGTCACATTCCCCCAAATGGTGTATAATGGTGAAAATTTGGGAGGACTAGTAGAGGCAGCACGGTATTTTAAATCCAAAGGTATGGTCTAAATAAAAGTGAATTGAGGATTTCTAATTATGCCTGAGATGATTTATTTCAGTGCTGTTACCAGTCTAATTTTCTTTATTCTAGGAGGTATTATCGGATGGATGGGCAACGATATCGTGTATGCAACACAGCAACCAGAACAACTTGACTATTCACACCCAGAGATGTATGATGCTAATGGCACACCTTATTCTGGAGAACTTCTACACGTTCGCTTTGAAGAACAAGAGGTAGAAGATGAAGACTAAATACTTAAAAAATCATTATGGCTGAATCATTATTAATTTCTGAAGTGCTACAAAAGGTTAGCAATGCTAAGACTAAAGCAGCAAAGATAAATCTTTTGCGAGAGCATAACAGTGAGGCTCTCAGGAAGGTACTTATTATTAATTTCGATAGTAGTATTGAATCTGCTATACCAGAAGGTGCTGTACCTTACAAAGCTAATGAAGCACCTGCTGGTACAGAACATTCCCAACTCAGTACAGAGCATCGATTACTTCACTACTTTGTGAAGGGTGGTGCTGATGATGTACCTGATCTCAAAAAAGAATCAATGTTTATTGGTCTTCTAGAAGGGTTACACGAATCTGAGGCAGAGGTTATCTGTCTGGTTAAAGATAAGAATCTTAAGAAGAAGTATAGGATTACTGAGAATGTAATCAAGGAAGCATTCCCACAAATAAAATGGGGCAATAGAAATGCACCTCAAAAACCTCAAGGAAAGAAATGGTCAACACCAGGTCAAAGAATGACACAAGGTGTACCACTTCCATCGATGGCAGTCAATCCTGCTGAGACACAGCAAGGAATGTAATTGTATCAAGTGTTACAGAACTACTTGACTATATACTATACCTGTGTTAATATTAACACATCGTTCATCCCTCCTTCGACTGAGGGACGCAAGTAAGCCGACTCGGAACGGATCGTTCATCCTCTTAGGAGGACGCACAAGTTGACTAAAGGAACGGAGTAAAATCCCTACTACTTTGGAGAAACCCAATGGCAAAAGTCACTTACCGTGGTGTCGAGTACGACACTGAGGAGTACAACGCAGCAGTGATTGAAGAATCACTTAAGCGTAACAGACACGATCTAATGTATCGTGGACTCAAGGTTAAAAGCAAGGCAGTTCCTTGCAGTTGAATTTAAAGACCCTCTTTACGAGGGTCTTTTTTTGTGCTAGACTACATAAGTATAGAGGTAGGTACCTATGCTTACAATGAGATTAAAAGCACAGTTAAAACTAATTAACCAAGCACTAAAGAAACTAGATGACCGACCATTTTTGTATAGCGATGAAGAGATCGCTTATATGAAAAAGCAACGGCTAGAGATTAAAACTTCTCTTTACGAGAAGAAACAAGAAAGACGTAGAAAGAAAGGATTTTCTAAATGACTAATGTGACTCCCGATCTGGTCGAATCTATTTTCTCGACACCGATCGTTTATTATAAGTATCCTGATGATAAGCACGAGGAACTGAAGGAAGCAGTACGTGTTGCAATTCAAAAAGTTAAACCAGGATATGCAGAACATACTAATTCTTTAGTACATTTTTATCAACATAATAAAGAACATCTATTGTATGACAATGATGATCCTATCTTCCAGAACTTTCACGACTGGTTGGAGGATTGTTATGCTCATACAATACAGAAAGTACAAGGTTGGAGGATAGGTGAGAAGGCATTCATTACAGATTGTTGGGTCAATATAACAAGGGATGGTGGAAATCAAGTGATGCATAATCACGCTAATTCTTTCTTATCTGGTACGTATTACTTACAGATGCCAGAAGGTGCTGGTTCTATTCAATTCTTTAACCCTAGTAGTATGCCTAACAAACCTAACTTTGGGTTTGATAATAGTATTGCTACAGACTTTAATCAGGCACAATACTATGGTAACTGTCAAGAGCAGTATCTTATCGTGTGGCCAAGTAATATTGTCCACCAGACTCTACCTACAACTGGTGATGGTGTTAGGACATCTATTTCTATGAACTTCTTACCGAAAGAATTCGTAGCAGGTGCCTATAATTTTAAAATTATTAAGCACGATTCCGAGGATCCAGATGATTATCCTTTATCTACACAATTATGAGAGTTGATGTAGCAGATTTATTTCCTACAGCACTTGGGATCTATAAGTGGGATCACGAGAAGCATATGGAGTTAAAGAAACTCACGCAGGAATTAATTAAGACCAGAAAGAGGATGAATAATCCTCTGACTGAGGACATAGGACACTACTATAATGTATCTGAAGAAAATTTATTGGATGAAGACTACCCTATCATTAAAGAATTTTCTGAGTTTTTAAGTAGATCTTATGTGGATTACACTCAGGCAGTTTATAACTGGGATTTGACACGAGAACATTTCATTAGTGAATGTTGGGTTAATGTAACTAAGCAGGGAGGATGGCAGTATAAACACAGTCACGCTAATTCATTTGTATCTGGTACTTACTACTTGAACTTTCCTTCTACTGCAACAGGTATAACATTTCATTCCAGTAGCATTGAGAAGAGTGATCCATATCTATGTGCTATGCCAAGAGAACAGAACAAATATAACTCCGAGTCCTTGACTATGACACCAAAAGAGACTATACTGTTTCTTTGGCCAAGTAATCTAACTCACGATACTAAAAAGCTAGAAGCAGATGTCAAGAGAGTATCTATCTCTATGAACTTTGTTCCTAGTGAATTAACCACTGGTATTTACAGCATAAAATTATCAAAATGAATGTTAAAGTAGTTACTGTCACCCCTGACGCTGAAAAAACTATGGGGTATGTTGCTAGGGTAAGTAATCCTAACAACCAAGACAACCCTAAGGTCGCAGGACTCCTAGGGTATTGTATTAAGCACGGTCATTGGTCTGTATTTGAACAGGCACATATGACTGTGGAGATTGAAACTACACGTGGTCTTGCTGCTCAGATACTGAGACACAGATCATTCACATACCAAGAGTTCTCTCAAAGATATGCTGACAGTAGTTTATTGGGAGATACTATTCCTTTACCAGAACTACGTAGTCAAGATACAAAGAACAGACAGAATAGTATTGATGATGTAGATCCTTTTATTAATCAGGATTTTCAATTGAAAATGCAAAAACATTTCGCTGATGGAATGAAACTCTACAAAGAAATGCTTGATGCTGGTATTGCTAAGGAGTGTGCTCGGTTTGTACTACCTCTTGCTACACCGACTCGGTTATATATGACAGGTAGTGTACGTTCTTGGATTCATTATATTAATCTGAGAAGTGGCCACGGCACACAAAAAGAACATATGAATATTGCAAAGGAATGTAAGTGTATCTTTGCAGGTCAATTTCCTTTAGTAGCGGAGGCATTAGGATGGACACACCATCAAAATGGTTGAATGATATTAAAGTTTATGATAATGTCATAAATGATAACGCACAAGAGCAGATCTTTAGATATCTTTCGCAAGCATTTTATTCATTGCAAAGATCTAATGATGCTGATGCTTGTGATAAGGCTAAGTTATTTTTATCACGTACAAGAACTGAAGATGAGATTAAAAATTATCAGATGGAACACGTTAATGATATGATGAAGCACGATCCAATGGATCCGATGAGATCAGCTGATATGTATTGGACACGAGTGCACAAGAACGATCCAAATTGTAATGAAGATGACAATCATTTATGTACAGCACTCTATGAGGCACTCACAAGCGTCTGTACAGTACCTTCGTTTGATTCTTGTCCAAGTGTATACACAAATCTTTTACGTTCTGGAGACCGTCCTAAGGCACACGTAGATAATGTGAGTCCTAAGAATCGTACGGTAATGTTTTATCTTAATGATGAATGGCATCGTGACTGGGGTGGGGAGACTATATTCTATGATCTTAATGATGATATTACTAAGGCGGTAATACCTAAGCCAGGGAGGGTAGTATCATTTGATGGAAGGATTCCACACTCTGCTAGACCACCTCTTACATCAGCACATAGACCTAGATACATTACTGTAATGAAATTCTGATGCCACTATACGAATTTAATAATAGAGAAACTGGTGAGTCAGCAGGAGAGTTAATGTTATCTCTGTCTGGTCTTGATGAATTCCTTGAGAGGAATCCACAGTTAAATATCAAACCAGGTAAACTAAGACTATCAGTACATAAGTCTGCTGATGCTTTATCTTGGCCTAGTTATCCTGATATGGATAACGAGACTAGAACTAAAGAGGAAACTGGTGATAACTGGAAACCACCATTACCTGCTTCTTGGAACGATAGTGACGAGGACTCTGGTAACAGAGGTTATAAAGTTGTTGATAAGAGAGCATATAAAGTCAGTCATTTTGATGAAGACATCAAAAAGTATGGTAAGATAGTAGGAACTCCTAAAATGTTAGGGAGTAGTGAGACTGACTTCGGATACGATAGCGTGGATAGTAATGAACCTATTTCTTTAGAAGAAGAGGAACAACAATACGAGATCGAATCGAAGAAAGATAAGCAAGGCACGTTTGAACGTGAGACCTTGGGACAGAAAGGATGGAAGAGTAATGATCCTATTCAATTAGATGGTAGTCAAACGAAAATGCCTTGGGAGGCAGGATTCGCTAAGGAAAATAAACATATGTATGATCAATCAGCAGTTGAGGATAATAAACGCCGCAATGCTGATCGTTTACGTGAACGTGTCAAATTAGGTTTAGAAGATCCCGATGAGGACTAAATAAATTATGCCAACATACCCTGTAAAAAACAACAAGACTGGAGAGGAAAAAGAACTTTCTATGTCTATGAAAGCCTACGATACTTGGAGAAAAGAGAACCCTGACTGGGATAAAGACTGGTCTAAAGGTTGTGCTTCTGCTGGTGAGGTAGGCGACTGGAGAAACAAAACCGATGGTGGATGGAATGAAGTCTTACATAAAGTAAGTCAACAACCTGGTGCCAACGTTAAACCATACAAATACTACTAAATGCCACGTAAGAAGTCCGTATCTACGTTGTCCACTAAGCAGATGAAACGTACTAAACCTGTTAACAAAGATCTATTAAAACCAATAGAACCTCTGACTCCTGCTCAGGAATCGTTATGGGAACAGTATGCTACTGGAAAGAATCTAGTTGCTTATGGATGTGCTGGTACAGGTAAGACATTCTGCCTTTTGTATCAAGCATTGAAGGAGGTCTTGACAGAAGACACTCCTTATGAGAAAATATACATTGTAAGGTCACTAGTTCCCACTAGGGAGATAGGATTCTTACCTGGCACCCACGAGGACAAATCATTTTTGTATCAGATTCCTTACAGGAATATGGTCAAGCATATGTTCTCGATGTATACGGACAAAGAATTTGATACGTTATACGATGACCTCCAAAGACAAGAGACCATATCTTTTTGGTCTACTTCTTT